GCCTGTCATCCGAGTCGGAAATGCGCTGCTACGAAAAGGCGATGTCGTGACCGGAAATTCGGCGCGCACGAAATATCTGGGCGGTCATCTGGCGCAACCGGAAACGGCTGTCACGAAGAAGGCTGTCGAAGCCCCTACCAAATCTAAAAAGGGCGTTAAGGATTAATCATGTCCGGAATGTCTCGACAGACAGGCGAGGGAATTGGAACGATGGTGCATCTGCGCCAGTCGATTCAGGACATCCTAACCACGCCGCTGGGAACCCGAGTCGGTCGCCGTGAATATGGCAGCCGTCTTCCGGACCTGGTCGATCTGCCGATGACGCCTGGGCTGAAGGTTGATATTTCAGCTGCGTCTGCTGAAGCGCTGGACCGCTGGGAACCCCGCTTCACTTTAACCCGCGTTTATGTCGCCGCTGCAAATGCGGCCGGAAGTCTGACTCTGGGTTTTGAAGGCGATTATTTAGGCCAGCCGGTCACGATTGACGGTGTCCTGGTATGACGAACTTCACAAAAATAGACCTCGCCAAATTGCCCGCGCCGCTGATCGTTCAGACGGTCAGTTTCGAAGCTGTGGTGGCTGACCTGAAGGCTGACTTTCTCATTCGTTATCCGGACGCTTTATCTGTCATCGATCTCGAAAGTGAACCGGTGACAAAGATGCTGGAAGTCGCAGCCTACCGCGAAACCATCTTGCTGAACCGGATTAATCAGGGCGCACAGGCGGTCATGCTGGCGACATCGACCGGTGCGGACCTGGACAATTTGGCGGCCCTTATCCCGCTGACCCGTCTGGCCGGTGAAAGTGATGAGGCTTTCGCCGCCCGCATCCAGCTGGCCCCAGAAGCCTTTTCGACGGCTGGTCCGCGCGGCGGTTATGAGTTCCACGCCAGAAGTGTCAGCGCTGCGGTCGGCGACGTTTATGTCGATGAACCTACACCCGGGGCAGTGGATGTTTACATCCTGCCCGCGCTGAATGCAGACCCGACCGGATTGCTTCCAGCTATCGATGCGGTTTTAAACGCGGATGAAGTCCGTCCGCTGACTGACTTTGTAAGCGTGAAGCCCTTCGTCTCTGTTGAATTCACCATCGATGCGCAGCTGGACATCGCTGCCGGTCCGGACAGCGCGACCGTCATCGCCGCATCAAATGCGGCCCTTCAGACTTATCTGGCGGAACGTCGCAAATTTGGCCGCGATGTCACGCGCGCCGGTCTATTGGCTGCCCTTGTCGTGTCCGGCGTTGAAAATGTCCTTCTGGTCGAACCCGCTGCCGATGTGGTCACGAACCCGAATCAGGTCGCCATCCCGACAGGCGTGTCAGTGACGGATGTGACAGATGTTTAGGTCTCTTCTGCCGCCCAATTCGACGCCGCTGGAACTGGCCGCTGAAGCCAGCATGGCGCTGGCTTATGATCTGCCGGTCGACATCGACACGCTATGGTCGGCGGAGCGCTGCCCAATTGAGCTGCTGCCCTATCTCGCCTGGGCTTTATCGGTCGACATCTGGAATACGAACTGGACGGAAGCGGTGAGGCGCAAAGTCGTCGCGACTGCGGTTTATGTTCACAAGCATAAAGGCACACCGGCAGGGATTAAGGCGGCCTTAAACGCATTGGATTTGGGCGTCTCGATTTCCGAATGGTTTGAATATGGCGGCGATCCATTCACCTTCAAAGCCGATGTCGTCGTCACGTCGCGCGGTCTGACAGAAGCTGAATTCCAGGACATCATCGATGTCATCGCGTCCACTAAAAATGCGCGCAGCCATCTGACTGAACTTCGCGTCTATTTAAGCACAGCCGCATCGACGGTCCTGGCATCCGCAACCGTGACCGGTGAACGCATCGACGTTCTGCCCTGGGTCGCAACAGTCCCGACCCTTCAGCCGAACCACCGGATCGCGGCAGGCATCTTGATTGCCGAACTTGTTTCAACGGGAGAAAACCTTGTCTGAATTCTTTACCATCTTAACAAATGCGGGTCTGGCCGCTGTCACGAATGCAGCACTTGCCGGAACGTCTGTGGACATCACGCATATGGCGGTCGGCGACGATGACCGGTCGCCGCAGCAAAACTTTACGGCTTTGGGAAATGAAGTCTGGCGCGGGGCGTTGACCCGTCTGGCGCGGTCGACCGCTGATGCCAAAGTTTTGGAATGTGAAACCCGCATTCCGCCAGAAGACGGCGGGTTCACGGTGCGCGAAGTCGGCCTTTTTACAGAAGCCGGAATTATGATCGCAGTCGGGAACGTGCCGGAAAGCTACAAACCGGCGCTAGAAAGCGGGTCGGCAAAAGACATGCAAATCCGCATGTATATCCAGCACAGCAATGTCGACGGCGTCATCCTGAAAATCGATCCTGCCATCGTGATGGCGTCGCGGTCCTATGTCGATGATCTCCATACGCAGGCGATGTTCGCGGCCCAAGTCGCGCAATTCACCGCCAATCGTAACGCTTTAAAAATTGACCTCTTACACCCTGAAGGGATTTTATAATGACCGATTTTGCAGCACTCACGGCTGAACTTGCCGCCTATAATGCAACACACGCGGCAAAGATGGCCCAGGCCGACGCCGCAAAAGAAAACGCCAACCGCGCAGCGGATGCGGCGGATTCAGGTTTTGTGTCCGGTAAGACAAACCACTTCATTTATGTTCACGAAACGCAGGGCGATGACGCTTCGCCGACCCATCAGAATGATGAAACACCGGTCGCGACTTTGGAAGAAGCGCTGCGGCGAACGATTGCCCTGCGCCCTAACCGAATTCGATTATTGACCAATATAAATTTCACCGGCGATGTGTCTCTAAATGTCGCCCTGCCCTATATTTCAATTGAGGGTTGGGACGCCGGAACGAATGTTGCGGCACAGCGAAAAGTCACGGTCAAAGATGATGCGTCCGGTGCGCTGAAATCCGCGCAATGGCGCATCCGGCACAGCAATCAAATCGCAAGTTTTCTGAAAGTCGATGTCGAACTGGACAGCCAGTATGACACGCCGTTTATCGAACTGGATGAAGCGGAAGTCGTCGCGCGATTGCGGGAATGTACGCCAAGCCAGACGGCTGGCAACGCCGCCAGCCTGTTCAGTCGGCGTTTCAATTACGGGTCACGTCTTCACTTCGCAGTCAGCTTGTTCGCGAAGGACAATGTCGACGGCAAAATCATCAAGGGCATTCCGGATGGGACGGCCTTCGATGATATTTCCTGGGTCTCATCCAATCTCGACACTCTTTAATCACTAAAACGAAAGCTAAAATCATGGAATTTGACTTCACAATCGACGGCACACTTTATCGCAAAGTCTCGCTAGAGCAACTTCAGGAACTCGACCCTGAAAATGCAGATGTTCTTTGGGCGGACGCGATGACGCGCCATGCTGAAAAACTCACCCGTCGCGCCTTGCTGCGCCGTGTTTACGACGAAGTCGGCGAAGCCGATGACCAGCTGGAAATCATCCTGAACGGCGCGCAGTTCAATCTGGGCAGCATGATGGTGGACCTGGCGGCAATGGACGCGATGGACACCTACGCGGACTATAAAGCGGAGCGGTTCCGGATTATGGGCATTCTGCTGGGCGATGACCCTGCGACGGGTCAGCCTTACGTCCTGGGCGATCTTGCCAGAACGGTCATGCAAACCATCATCCAGGGCGATGTGAAATTGCCGGTCATCGAAAACGGTGTCGCGGCCACACTCGCGGAAGTCATGAATCTCGCTTCAGATTATTATGACGCGATGAACCCAGCCTAACGCACTTCATCAAACGGGTTGCGGCGCGCGGCCCATTCAATCTTCGCGCGCCATTTTCATCCTGCCGGTCCGGATTTTCGGTCGCCGCAGACTTCACATTTAAAGACAATTTAGGAGTCTCTTATGTCTTTCATTCACGGTGTCGAAACGGTCGAAATTCTCGACGGGTCGCGTCCCATTCAAACTGTCCGGTCCAGCGTCATCGGCATCATCGGCACTGCGCCGGATGCGAACGCTGACACCTTCCCCCTGAACACGCCGGTCGCCCTGACCGGTCCGCGCGCAGCCGCTGACATCGGCGCGACCGGCACCCTTAAAGATGGTTTAGATGCCATCTATGACCAGGCCGGAACGCTTATCGTTTTGATCCGCGTTGACGAAGGCGCGGATGAAGCCGCGACGTTCACTAATCTTGTCGGCGATGCTGCGCTGTCCACCGGCGTTCACGGCTTCCTGGCCGCACAAAGTCTGGTCCAACTGTCGCCACGCATTATCGTCGCCCCTGGATTCACGCATCAACGCCCAGGCGACGCAGCGAACCCGCTGGTCGCGGAACTGAAGGGCATTCTTCAGAAGCTGCG